ACCTGATTTACGTGGGTGTCTCCCCAAACAAGGAGAGTGTTCTAACTCTTTAATAAACGCCTTTAAACTAATTCTTTGCTCAAAAGTTAAACCAGCATTATCAAAAGTCCAACCTTGACCAACGATATACTTATTCTTACCGTTAATTATAGCGTTATTCTTTGCACTACGATTATACAAATAAAGTAAATAATCGGGGTATCTATTACGCCATTCTTTATCATACCCGTATTGAACAAAATCATTTGATTTTAATTCTTTAAATTCAGGCGGTTTATGTGCGTCAAATTTAGTTACCTTACCCGTTGCACCGTTTAAAAAATAATTGTTACTCATATACTTTATATTTAACGTCAAATTCATAACTAATATAGTTACTGTCTTGCGTTCCTTTTAGTGTCATTATTCCACGCTCTACAATAGTTAAACCCGTAGGGTCTAAATTCGTGTCGCTTGCTTGCTCATAGATATAATAATGATACCTACCCGACAATCCTAAAACTATCTTACTATTAAGTGGGTCGTTTACACCCTCCGTAATATCAAATAAGTTAAACCGTTTCTTTTGTTCTGTGGTTGCTAAATCTTGACAAATTAAAAAATAATCCTCTTTAGTTTGGTCACTCGTAAACTGAAACAAATAGTTAGCGTCCGTTATGGTCGTCTTTTCTGTTAAAGTTAAAGTGATATTACTATTTACTTGATTCTTTTTTAACTGCATCTTTTTGTTTCTTTGGTTCTACTTCCTCAAAAATGGGTAAGCCTAATTTCTTGTATAGTTTTTTGCTCTTAGTATCGTCTTTAATTGTACCATCAAAAATACCTTTAACAAAAAACCTTGAACCTATGTAAATCTCTTTAATTTTCATATTACAAAGATAATAAAAAAGGGCAGAATTAACCACCCTTTTAAAGTTAATATTAAACTATTAAGCTACTGTTAAACCAGCAACTACGGTTGCATCCACCGTATAAGGATAATCTTTCTCTTTAGAAGTGAATCCTAAAGTATATCCGTTTAAATCTCCACTCGCTTTACCCGTTGCGCTTTGGTTTGTTCCACCCATTTTCTCCGCTCCAGTTGTAAGACCCATAATATGCCAAGTGTCATTCATATCTTGGTATAAAACTACTACGGGTTTACCCGCTAATAATTTCATTTCTACGTTTTTCTCTTTAGTTAATTTGTTTAAAGTGAAATTCATAACCGTTTCAATAAACGTTGTACCCGTTTGGTCGTCATGCGTTTCTGTCGAAACTGCGTCTGCAATCTCTTTTTTAATTTTGTACTCGTAAAAGTTTGTGGCAACTACTTGTGTAAGTGCGGTTACTTCTCCAGCAGTTACGGTATAAGTATCTATATTTTCCCATTGAGAAATCTTAATAGACCCTAATTTAATACCACCTACTGAATCGTCACACTCAAAGTCGAATCCACTTGTTAAAGGACAAGCCATATTGTTTAGTTTTTAAAAAAAGGGTGATAGCTAAACCACCACCCTCTTAGATTATTAATTTATTTAATTTTACTTTAATTAAGGTACTAAAGTAAATTCTACTATCTCGTCCGGGAATGCAACTTGTACACCTCTTTTAAAACAAACATCAAAGAAAATAGACTTGTTAGTAGCTGGATTTAATCTAACCTCTAAGTTATCTTCTTCTTTATCTCCGTCCATTCCGATTGTAATATTATCGTCAGCCGATAAAATCATTCTTGCTACTCCGTCAAGTCCTACTGTCGGTCTAATTGTTAAATCAGTTCCGTATAATTTAACTTGTCCGTCATCTCCGTTATAGTGAAATAAGTTAGCGTTTTTAAGTGCTACCACGTAAAGTCTATAGTAAGAAATTGGCATCCATAAAGATAAGTTCGCTCTGTCTTGAATATTATCTGGAATTGCTAACCACATAGCATCTAGAATTGCTAAGATATTTGCTGACGTTACACCAACCGCAACTGTTACCGCTCCCGTGTTACCGTCAATAGCCGTACCCGCCCCGTCAACAATCTTTAAAAGACCGTCATAGTAAGATAAGTTATTTGTTCCCGATAAAGTATCTCCTTGAAAATCTGAAATAGCTAGTTGGTTATGGATAGAGTTCATTTTCTTTTCCATATAAACCGACTCGATAGGCGCTGGAATTTCTTGCTCTCCCATACACCCTTGCTTTACCATTGTTTGCGCCCAAAACCCGTTTAAGTCTTTAATGCATAAATCCTCTGCAATTGCAATCGCTCCTACTGTAATAGGTCTTTGTGTGAATGCAGTTGTTCCGCTTGGTGTTCTTGAACATCCGTCAGCTCCGAACACTGTGTCAGTCGTTAAAAACTGTAGATTAGAACTCCCTTTTATACCCATTTGGATATTTACTACCTCTGCCAAACCTCCAACCGCTTGCATCTTTGCAACTAACGGGAAGTCTTGGTCTTCAATATATGCACTTAGTGCCGTTAAATCAAAACTCATTGTTTATTTATTTAAAAATTTATCAAAAATAGTTTCCTTTTTGTTGTTTCCGAAACTGTTTTTTTTGTTGTTAATAGGTTCTTTTGTAGGAGTCTTTCCGAACTCTTCCACGGCTAACCCCGTCACCTCTTTTAATTCTCTGAACATTTCTTTTTGAGTGTTTAACTCTTCATGTAAGAATTTAATCTCCTTTTCATAAGTTGACTTAATTTCTTCCACGGCTGAAAATACGTGTTCTTTAACTATTGATTCAATCACTTTCTTAGCTTGTCGTTCAGCTTCTGCCGTTTTTGTATCGTCTGCCATTTCTTCCTCTTCAATTGGAGTTTCTTCCTCCACGGGGTTTTTAATGTCAGCAATTACACCGTCAACTTCTACAACTAAGATTTTGTTATCGCTCAACTCATACTCCCCAACTGGTAAAGGAACTATTGTTCCGTCTTCCGCCGTTGCTGTAATTGTTGCACCAACTTCTAAAGCTGGCTCTACGTTAACTAAATCACCACTAAGTAAAGCAACTTCTTCAAACTTTTCTTTAACCTCGGCAACTTTCTCCACTACTTCCAAGTCTTTCAACTCTTCATCGCTTGCGAAAAATGCTTTGATTTTTTCTATTCTTGTTTGTTCTGTCATTTTTACTTTTTTTTATAATGTAATAAATTAACGTTTATGTTAGATTTTTAACAAAGTTTTTTAATCTTAACATAAAATCATCGTTTGATTTGTCGAATATTCCCTCAACCGAAAACCCTTTAAAAGTTCCATTTTTAACCGATTCCCAAACCTCGTTATTATCTACTTTCATTGAAATAAACCAACTCCCGTCTGGTGCATCGTCATAACCTTTAGGTACTCCGATACCTCTACTTTCATCTATTAAAAAAGATTCAAACACATAAACCCCCTCTAAGAATTTATTTGTTTCGTGGTTTGCGTTGGTTTGATTGTTTAAACTGTTTTTAAAAAACTGTTCTACTATATTCTTAATTGAGTCAGCCGTGAATTTAACATAGTATTCTTTGCCGTCATCGTCACGTCTGTAAATTGGTTTCTCTGCTAACATCGCCCAACCGCTTACTATTCTTTTATCTTCACTTATTACTTTGAAATTACGCTTATCACTAAACGCCATAAAGTCGCTTTCTATTGCTGGGCTATCTACGAGAGCGATTTGAAAATCTAACTCCGTACCCTCTGTTAATTCTAATTCTATAATATCCATAATATAATAATGTAATTTTTTTTATATTGTCGCTTGTTGTTCTATTACGCTTACATTGTTTTGCGTGCTTGTAATATCTGACTCTAATACAACTACTTGCGTTGGTGGTTCGTTTAATATAGTAGACCCGTTTTGATTTGTGTTAATCGTTGGTGCGTCTTGTGAATTATTACCTCCTAACTCTTCCGCACCTCCACCCGTTGCACTATCGAAACTTGGCAAAGGGGCGTTTAATACTTTTGTAGCACTTGCAACGTTTGCCAGTACCGCACCAACTCCAGAAATAATAGCGGGTATATTAGCGGGGAATGGAACACCAGCACCACTTGCAACCGCTTTTGCAATTGCTCTCGCTGTATCTATTGCAATCTCCGCAACTGCTATCGCTCTCTTTTGTTTCTCGTCATTTATTAACCTTTTCTTTTCGGCTCTACTTAATTTCTCGCCCGCTTTTTGTTTGGCTTTAATTCGGTCAATCTCTTTTTTGTTTCCTAATTCTTGAAGAGTACCAACGATATTTAAAACGTCTTGGGCGGAGGCTATTACTTGGTCTGCTTTCTCTTTTGCTCTGGCTATATTCGCTAGTCTTTCCTCCTCTGCG